TATTGGCTAGACTCCAGGATCAAAGAGCGGATCTTTGGGGTGCTGATCAATAACCCAAAGGTGCCCTACACCGATTCGGGTGTCGATCTCATGCGCGGTCAAGTGCTCGCACAACTGCAGCAAGGGATCACGGTCGGCGGGCTCGCCGCAGATCCCGCGCCTGTAGTGACGGCGCCAAAGGTTGCCGATATCGATCCCGCTGACAAGGCGGCTCGTATTCTTCCTGATATCTTTTTCCAGGCAACGCTAGCGGGTGCGATTCATCAGCTAGTCATTTCGGGCGTGCTATCGGTCTAGTCGCCGCCGCACTACTAGGAGCAAACAATGGGTCTCAAAGTTTACGACGCCGACGAAGTGACAGTTTCGATCGCGGGCTTGCCGATCGAAAGCGGATACGACGACGGCGAGTTTTGCCGTATTGAGCAAGAAGCCGACGATTTCATCGACAAGGCGGGAACCGACGGCGAGGTAACTCGCTCGAAGACTAACGACCGTCGTGCGACTATCACGATCTTGCTAATGCAATCGAGCGACGGTAACGCGTTGCTCTCGGGCCTGAACAATATCGATCGGCTTGCCGGCAACGGCGCGGGCGTCGGCCCGCTCCTAGTGCGCGACCGACAGGGTACGGCACTTTACGCCGCGGCCGAAGCATGGATCTCGAAACCGCCCGACGTGAGTTTCGATCGCGAGCCTACGGCGCGTGAATGGACTTTGCGTTGTGCGAACCTCGAAAGGTTCGATGGCGGCAACTGACAACCCAAGCACGGGATAGGATAGGGCGCATGAGAAAGACGAAGCAAAAGCGGATCGGCGGGCGCGGGTACGTTTACCACGTTACCCAATTTGGTGCGCGGGAAGGCGGGCACGTGCTCGTGCGATTGCTGAAGATCCTTGGAGGCTCTGTCGGCGAAGCGCTGCAAGGTGCGACTGACTTTGATATGGGCGTTGTCGGCAAAGTGATCGCGAACCTTGCGACGACGGTCGACGAAAAGGATCTCGATTATCTCGTTGACACGTTCGCTAAAACGACGAGCGTCGAGATCGAAGGCAAGCCTGTACCGCTTACTGCCGAAGGCGTGCTCGACGTGCACTTCGCTGGCGAGTACACCGAACTAAGCCAATGGCTCGCCTTTGCTGTCGAGGCAAACTTCGGGGATTTTTTCGGCGCCGCCGGGATACTAAAAGCAAAGGCAAGCGATCTCCCGGTTTCGGCAGTGTCGAGCGCGGACGGGTCGTCACCGTCGATATCCCCGAACACTTGAAACCGGATTGGCCGGTTTGGCGTGTAGCAACTTCGCCACACTTTCGAGATACCCTAGCCGATATCGAAACGCTTTGGAGTATCGACGATCTCTATGATGCGCACGACGTGATCGATACTCTCGAAGAGTTAGATCGGCGACGCTCAGCGCCGAGAAAGTAAACGCAATGGCTCTTCGTGAGATTATCGCCCGCTTCGGTTTCCAGGTCGATCCGAAGGGCCTTCGGAAAGCGCAGACAGGGATCGCGGGCGTCGTCGGTTCTTTGCAAACGCTCGGCGTTACCATCGGCGCTGGGATCGTTGCTCGTGGTATCAAAGACTTCGTAACCGGAATGGTCGATGCCGGCGACGCGCTCGGTAAGACAGCCACGCAACTAGGGCTCTCTGGCAAAGAGTTGCAAGCGTGGCAAACGGCGGCAAACTTCGCCGGCGTGCAAACGGAAAGTCTGAACCAAGGCTTTCGTATTCTCGGCAAAAACGCCTTGCTTGCGCAGCAAGGATCGAAGCAAGCGGCCGACGCTTTCAAAACACTAGGCGTCGAGATCGAAGGGGCGAACGGTAGCCTAAAGCCCGCGAATCAACTCGCACGCGAAGCGGGTATCGCTCTCGGGCAAATGGAAGATCGCACCAAGGCGGTAGGCTTGGCACAGCAAGTCTTCGGCCGTGCTGGCGCGGCAATGTTACCGCTCTTCGCGAAGGGGGCCGAAGGGCTCGACGAAGCGCTAGCCAAGCTAGAAGAATTCGGTGGTGGGTTGTCGGACGAATTGATTCCGCTTGCCGAAGCCGCACAGGATCGCTTTACCGAATTCGAGATCGCGACGACTTCGTTGAAGTCGAAGTTTGCTGTCGCGCTTTTGCCGATTCTTAGTCAAGTAACGCTTGGTTTGTCGAAGTTGATTTCGTGGTTGTCGAAGTCAGGCATGGGGGCCGAGGCCTTTCGATCGATCCTTGTCGCGCTCGGGCTCGTACTCGGCAAAATGGCAATAGCGAAATTCGGTGCGTCTCTATTGAAACTAGGACGGGCGGCCCTTCTGCCGTTGCTGAAGTTTGCTTTACTCTTCCTGATAGTCGACGACTTGATCGCGCTCTTTGAAGGGCGCGGATCTGTAATCGGCGATCTCATCGATAAGATCTTCGGGAAGGGTACAGCGAAAGCCGTCGTCGACGGGATCAAAGGAATCGGCAAAGCCGTTGCCGACTTGATAGCGACGGGCGACTTCGCCGCCTTCGACAAGGCGCTCGAAGATATCTTCGGCCCACCCGGTGAAGATCTCGTCAAGTTTATCGTCGAAGACGTGCCCGAAGCCTTCGGGTTTTTGCTCGAAGATATTACGCAAGTCGCCGAAGAGATCGTGCAAGCGATCGAAGATTGGATCTCTGATTCGATTGACGCGATCTCCGAAGGCGTCGAAGGCTTCGCCGACGGGGCTTCGGATCTTGCTTCGGCTTTTATCGACGGGCTCGTTGACGGGATCAAGGCAGGAGCCAAGGCGCTGGTCGGTACAGTAACTTCGACGGTGCAAGGTGCGCTCGATGCCGCGAAGGCTCTCATTAAACCGGGCTCGCCTTCGAAGGTTGCGCGGGCCGAGGTAGGCAAGCCCTTCGCGCAAGGGCTCTTCGATATAGATGCCGCGCAAGCCGCCGTGCGGGCGCTCAGTGCCGTTGTGAAGGGCTCGACGCCCATGCTAGCGGCCCAAGTGTCGGCGCCAGCAAGGGGCGGCACAGGCGGCGCTAGGGGCGCGGGCGGGCCGATCTTTCAAAGCACGATCAACCTAACGGTAAACGGCGGCACTGCGACCGATCCGCAGATCCAAAAGCTAAGGCAAGGCGTGCGCTCGGAGTTGCGCGATAATCGACGGGCAACACTCGACGCACTTACGCAAAGTGTCGAGGTGCCAGTATGACCGCCTTTCTCGTACCCGACGACGACAGTAGTCGGATCATTACCTTCGACGTGATCGAAAACGAGTTGCACGAAAGCGTGGCCGAAGTAACCGACCACCCTGTCGAGATAGGGATCAACATTGCCGATCACGTTCGGCCGTTACCCGACCGTTTGTCCCTTACGGCCTACACTTCGAATACGCCGATCCTAGTCAACCCATACACGCAAAGGGGCGAGCAACTTTCCTTCGAGTTGAAAGTGCCGCAATGGGAGATCCCTATCGAGCCGACACCCGGCTCACTCTATCGTGCGGGCTTGCAAGCAATGGGCGGGCTTGTCGGTTCGATCTTCGGTGGGGATAAGCGCACCGTTTCGATTCTAGGTTTCGCCGATGTCTTCGATGCTATTTACGAAACGTACGAAGTACTTCGCGAGTTTCAAGCTAACGGCGTGCTCCTGCAGATCGTTACGCCGATCCGAACCTATGAAGATATGATTTTAGAACGTGTCGCCGCGCCGCGTACCGCTGGCGATGCCGGTGTTTCTTTCGGGCTCGATGTTCGCCAAATTCGCGTTGTCGAATCGGGGCAAGTTGCAGCACCCCCTGTACCCGCCGACGACGTGCCCGGCGGCTTACCTCTTGCGGATAAAGGTGGACAAGGCGCGAAGCCGCCCGGTGCCGGTGAAGATGAAGAGCGCCCTGGTTCGGTTGCTCATCGGATACTGAACGGGCAAGGTTTGCCGTCGATCTTTTGAGGTCAAGCTATGCCGTTAATCGTTCCAGTGTTTCCCGGAGAACCTCTCTATAAAGAGCGCGTGCGACTTGACGATCGCGATTACATCTTGCGTTTCGATTGGAGCCAAAGGGAGCAGCGTTACTACCTATCGATCTTTGACTTGGACGAGACGCCGCTCTTGCTCGGTGCAAAAGTCGTCGCGAATTGGGATCTGCTTTCGCGTAACGGTTTCGATCCACGTTTGCCGCCTGGTCCGCTGATTCCCATGGATCTGGAAAGCGGAGGTGTGCCGCCATCGCGAACCGACTTCGGTACTCGTGTTCGGCTTTTCTATTACACGAGCGGCGAAGACGTCTCGGAGTATCCCTTATGACGCTGCTTTTTAAGCGATACGCTCGCGTCATAATTGACACGATCGAGATCGAGCACGGCTTCGACGAAGCCTCGCTCGACGTTCAGTTTTCGATCGAGCGCTCGCTTAAGCCCGAACCGAATACGGCGGAGATCAAAGTCTACAACTTGAATCCCGATCATAGGTCACAACTCGAAGAACCGAGCGTGCCAGCGCAAAGCGGAACGGCGGCAAAGGTAAAGGTGCCCGTTAGTGTCGAAGCAGGTTACGAAGACGGTTTCGCAATGCTCTTCGTGGGCACGTTACGTACGGTGTTTTCGATTCGTGAGAATGCTTCGATCGTTACTGTGCTGCAATCGGGCGACGGTGAGAAAGAATACAAGCAAAGTCGGATCAACTTGTCGATCGCGAAGGCAACGCCGAATGCTTCGGTACTGCAGCAGATCACGAAAGAATTAAAGATCTCTGAAGGTAATCTATCAACGGTAACGCCGCTCCTGCTAGCAACGCCGCCGTTGTTCCCGCAAGGCGGCGTGCTTTCGGGCTCGGCCGCGCAGATCATGACAAGGGTTTCGCAATCGCTCGGTTTCGAATGGTCGATCCAGGAAGGCGCGTTGCAACTCTTGCAGCGAAGCGCGCCGCTTACCGCGTCGGCCGTACGCCTGTCACCCGAAACCGGGCTTATTGGTTCACCTTCGATCGACAACGAAGGGATCCTTAACGTGCAGTCGTTACTGATTCCCGATATCTTTCCAGGTCGCTTGCTCGATCTAGAAAGCGAAAGGCTCTTCGGATCTTATCGTGTAGAGAAGTGCAACTATTCGGGCAACACTTTCGGGCCCGAATGGTACGTCGATATCGAAGCGAAAAAACTAGGTTGACCGATGGCAGAACCGACACTAGCCGAGATCATTCGAAGCGCTCTCGACGCACGCTTGCTCGACTTGCACGTTGCGCTCCCTTGTCGCGTCGAGTCGTACGACGCCACCGCGCAAACGGTTGAGGTAATGCCGCTAGTACGTCGCGCTATCGAAGACGATATCGGCGAAACGCAACACGAGGATTTACCGAAGTTGCCTAACGTGCCCGTGTTGTTTCCGCGTTCGGCGGCTTTCTCCGCGACGTGGCCCCTTGCACCGGGCGATACCGTGCTCGTTGTGTTCTGCTCTTCGGCGATCGGTAATTGGCGGGAGAGCGGTGACCTTGCCGATCCCGGTGATCTTCGACGGCACGATCTATCGCATGCCATCGCGATCCCTGGTATCGCGCCCGACGGCGACACGATCCCGACGAGCTCAACGGCGGCTGTGCTCGAAGTCAACCCGCCAGCAACACACGTCGAAGTCGGCTCGACGTCGGCAACCTTCGTCGCTCTTGCGGCGCTCGTCGAATCGCTTGTCGACGATCTTGCTGACGCAATCCTTAACGCTGCCGTCACTCCAAACGATGGCGGCGCCGGGTTGCAGACGGCAGCAAAGGCAACTCTTACTGGTTTGGGTTGGACGGGCACGACGCCGCCGACTGATACGACCGCAGCAACGAAACTCAAAAGCGAATAGCTATGTCCCTTCCTACACTAGTTAAGACTTACGAAGTTTCCCCTAACAACGTTGGCGGCGTCACTTCGGCTAGTTACTATATCGATGCTCAGCGAACCATGTTCGCTATCAAGCAAGCCCTGACTGGTGGCGATGGCAATATCACCACTGCACCTTGGCTCGTTTCCCGTTCAAGCGATTCTGTAACGGCCGACGGCTCGGATAATTGGGGCGCCTACACCAACGTTGTTTTTAACAGCGCGGGCATAGCTCATTCGTGGATCGTGTTGAAACAACCCGGCACGAAGGGTTACGAGATTTGCATCGATTGCTCAAATG